TTTACGCGGACATCCGAACCCAAGTAACCCGATTGAATGCATTAGTCCGATTATGGCAAACGCTGGTACGCTTGGAATCAGTCAGGCAGCTGAGGATTATAGTGGTTCATTTTTTGGCAACGGTACGGTCGTATCCGGTGTGCTACAAACTGATAACGACTTGAGTGAAGGTGCATACCAGCGACTTAAGGAATGGACTGAACGCCACCAAGGTGTTGGCCGATCACATAACCCCGCGATACTTGAAGAAGGTTTAAAGTGGCAACAAACAAGTGTGAACGCTGAGGACGCGCAACTGATCGAGACCCGGAAATTTCAGATTAGTGAAGTTGCGCGGATGTACCGGATACCTGGTTACAAGATAGGTGCCATGGACGACGTTAAATTTAACACAGTGGAACAACAATCAATTGACTTTGCAGTTGATACACTTTCCCCTAGGATTTCCAGGCTTGAAAACGTTATTGAAAGAGCATTATTCCTACCAAACGAGCGTAATAAGTTTACTACAGAGATCAATTTAAACGGGTTACTACGTGGAGATACTAAATCAAGGGGTGAGTGGTATCAGAAAATGTGGAACATGGGTGCTTTTTCCGCAAATATGATACTTCAACTTGAAAATATGAATCCCGTGGAAGGTGGTGATAGGCATTATGTGCCGGTGAATTATGTGCCAACTGATAAAGTAGATTCGGTTGATACGGGTAAACCCTTTATTCGTAGTATTTTTGATCGTATAATCACAGCACAAGTGCGGATCATTGAACGATGCGGTGGTGTTAATGAAGCTTCCATGGCTATACAACTTGAAAAACATAAAAAGTTCATTGATCGGAATATTGAACCCATCGTTAAAGTTCATGGTGAGGATGTCAGAAAGTGGTTCAGTGAATACTATCTTGAATGTTTACGTGACTTTGAATGGCATGTAAAGGAAGAGACACTCATTGCTGAGATTGCAAGTGATATGCGTGATTTCAAAGTGGATTCAGATTGTGATAAATTTTTTAAATGGTTAGGGGATAAAGATAATGCCTGATGAAATCAGAGACTATAAAAGCACAACTGTTCTCGAAGAACGCGGCGAAGGTGATAATAAGAAAATTTTTCTTAGGGGTCACGCGGCTGTATTTGATGATCTAAGCCAGAACTTAGGCGGCTTTCGGGAAAAGATCGACCCAGGTGCTTTTGACGATGTGTTGAATGACGATGTTCGGGCAGTGTTTAACCATGATCCTAATTTTATTCTAGGCCGAACTGAGGCCGGAACGCTGAAAATTTCCACGGATGCTAAGGGTCTGGTGTATGAAGTTGAATTACCGGACACTAGCCAAGGTCGTGACCTAGCTGTAAGTATTGAACGCGGTGATATCACTCAATCTAGTTTTCGGTTTTCCGTTGAGGACGACGCTTGGACTGATGACGATGACGGACGGACGGTGCGAACTATCAAAAAGGTGGCTCGATTGGTGGATGTTTCACCTGTCACATATCCCGCCTATCTGAACGCGGATGTCGGTAAAAGATCATTGGAAAATTTTAAAAAAGGAAAAGATAGTATTAAGGACCGTAATGCTTTAAAATTGAAATTACTTAAATTGTCCCTGTAATTAAGCGTAGGCGAAAACAGAAGACATTACACATAGAATATCCAATTAATCATACATTAGGGGTTAAAAGCCATGCCTAAGTTACAGGAACAATACATTGAGCGCCGAAAGCTTGTCGAGCAAAGTAAGGGTCTTATTGATGCCGCCGAAAAGGAGTCGCGCGGTTTGAACTCTGAAGAGCAGGATAAGTTTGATAAAATTTTTGCTGATATCGAACGGCTCCATAAGGATATCGAAAACGGTGAAAAGCAATTGCAGATTGAGCGATCTATTGCCGATGAAGTTGCAAAGGATGAAGAAATTCAGGATAAGATCAAAGGCGGTAAGGGTACAGATAAGGAAAAACGTGCTGCGATTCTCCAAGATGCCGCACGTTCATATATTATGACGGGTGAAATCCCTAAAGAATGCCACACTGAATGGCGTGCATTGCAATCAGGCAGTGATACCAAAGGTGGCTATCTTGTATTACCTGAGCAGTTTGTCAATCAATTGATCAAGTTTGTTGATGATATCTTGGTTGTTCGCCAGCTTGCTACCGTGTTCAAGGTACCTAAAGCTGATTCATTGGGTGCACCAAGTCTTGACACCGATCCAGATGACGCTAATTGGACTACTGAACTACAAACGGGTAGCGAAGATTCTAACATGGCATTTGGTAAGCGTGAACTTCACCCCCACCCCTTTGCCAAGCGTATCAAAATATCTGAACAGTTGATCCAGCAAAGTGTTATGAATGTGGAATCCATTGTTGTTCAACGATTAGGTTATAAATTTAATCTTACTGAAGAAAAGGGTTATCTCACTGGTAATGGTTCTCAACAGCCATTAGGTTTATTCACTGCGGACGCACAAGGTATCAGTACCGGACGTGATGTCAGCACAGATAATACAACCACTTCAATCACATTTGACGGTCTGATGAACGCTAAATATAATTTGAAATCACAGTATCAAACTGCGGCGTCAACCCGTTGGTTGTTCCATCGTGATGCGGTCAAGCAGATTGCTAAGCTGAAAGATGGTGAAGGTCAGTATATTTGGCAGCCGAGCGTTACCGTTGGTAGTCCGGATGTGATCTTGGGTGTGGGTGTTGTACAGTCAGAAAATGCACCTAGTACATTCACCACAGGTCTTTACGTGGGATTAATTGGGGATATGAGCTTTTATTGGATAGCGGACGCTCTCGATATGAAAATTAAGCGATTAGTTGAACTGTATGCTGAAACTGATCAAGTTGGCTTAATCGGTCGTAAAGCTTCCGACGGAATGCCAGTGCTTGAAGAGGCATTCACCCGCGTTACTTTAGCTTAATACTAACCATTTCAGAGTACTGGGTACTGTATTGGTACCCAGTATAGGAGAATCGAAAAAATGAAAAATTTTGCAAAAGCAACATCCGTTATCTCAGTTGCAAATGCGAGTGCAGCCGGTACAAGTGATGTAACCAGTGCGGCCATTGATATGAAAGGCTATGAAGGTGTTATGATTCTGGTAAAATTTGGCGCGATTGTGTCAGGTGCTGCCACGGCGGTAACGGCTCACACGTCAAGTGATGACGGTAGCGCAGATGCCTATACCGCAATACTTGGTAGCTCTCAAACCGTTGCGGATACCGATGATAACAAGGTTTTTGTTATGGAATTTGTGAAACCGCGCGAACGTTATCTTAAAGCTGTTATTACCAAGGCAACACAGAATTCAACGATTGAATCAATTGTTGCTGTCCGTTATGGTGCCAAGAAATTACCAGCAACTGACGATTCTACAACCGTTGGCGGAAGTGAAACTCATGTTTCACCGGCTGAAGGCACAGCATAATTAATTGATGTGTGGGCGGTACTAAGGGGCGCTAACACAGGCCCTCTTTTTTACAATCTGAATTAGAGCGAGAATCATCATGGGTGGTCAACATCAAAATAACAATTACATGGAACAAGGCGGCAACAAAAATGTAATTGAATCAGGTGGGGAAATTGAAGTTCAGACGGGCGGTGTTCTTGACTTGCAATCAGGTTCAACGATCACGGAAGCCGGGACAGTGACTCAAACAGGCACGCGTACTGTTGAAACGGGTGGCAGTATAGTACTCGAATCGGGCGCCACATTGGTGGCTGAATCGGGCGCGTTAGTTGATCAAGTGGCGGGTGCCACGTTTGTCATAGGTGCGGAGGCTGCCAACGTTATTAATGTGGGTATCGTGTTAACGGATGCATTGGGTGTAGCATTGGCCGTACATGCCCATGTGCGTGCTTACTTGTCGGATACTGTTACCACAGGTGCGGGTATTGCAGGGACAGCACCGGCTACCAGTGTTGCAATTGGGACTGACGGGTTTATCATATCTGAGGATGTCAGTAAACAAGCCTGGCAACTGCAATCTAATATTGTAGGCGCTATTGACTTGGACATTACTGAAACAGGTACGGATACTTGGTATTTGGTGGTTGTATTACCCAACGGTTTACAGATCGTTTCAGGTGCAATCACATTCGCAGCATAATATTAAAGCCCTGCTAACATAGGGGGCTTATTTGGTGATCTATGACAGTTGCAACAAAGTTATTAACTGCCGATGGTGAAATTGTCGGAACAGGTGCTAGGGTGTTAGGTGTCCACTATATTGGCACCACAACAATCGGAGTGCTTCAATTGAAAGATGGTGGCTCGGGTGGAACGGTGAAAATTGACCTTAATACTCCCGCCGCTGTTCCCAGTGGTTTTATATCTATTGGTGGTGGCGGCATTGTGTTTGACACTGACGTCTATCTCAATAT